TAAAGCATTTTAATATATGGCAATAGTAACAAATAAGGATTATTTCAAGAGTAAATTAAATCGTTTGTCCATCACCATGAGTGATGCAGATCTTGACATTTTCTTTGCTTCTAAGCAGATAGATGAATCAGGGACTCTCGATAAACCGGACGAAATGGATATAGCTTTTACAGAAATAGTCCTTGAGTTACTTGCAAAGCCTGATATATCAGAGGATAGCTATTCAGTAAAGTGGGATAGAAAGGCATTAGAAAGATGGTATTCTATAGAGTGTGGCAGATTGGGAATTCCTGATCTATTGAAAGATTCAGATTTAGAAGTAAAAGATGTAAGCTACTTAGCATAATGCAGTATCCATATGACCTTTTCGTACTTAAGATATCCGGTGGTGGTATTGACCCAGAGTCAGGTTTTCCAACAGAACCGACAGAGGAATGGGTTTTCCATTCAAAATGTAGAGATGAAATCGTAACCCAACAAAATATAGTTCGTCTTGATAGTGGAGATATTTCAAATTATTCTTCAAAAGTATTAATGCCCTTAGGGACTCCGATAATAGAGGCTAATACTCATATTGAAGTACGAAATGGAAATCTAGTACAGACTAAGGGAAAAGTATTACGATTTGTGCAGAGACAATTACACTGTAGATTATGGGTATAGAACCACGATTTAACATGAATCAAATTAATTCTTATCTGCATGAAAGAATTAATACACTGGATGAGCTCATGATTAGGAACCTTAACTACCTGGGTATGGAGTGCGTAAACCTTGCAAAGAATCTCGACACTTATCAGGATCAAACGGGTAACCTCCGTAATTCTATTGGTTATGTGGTTGTGAAACATGGTAATGTTCTTAGTTCTGTATTTACGAATGAAGCTTCAGGGCCTGAATCAGGTAACAATAATAAATCTGGAAAAGATATTGGTGAAGCTTACGCAAAGGAACTAGCAAAAGATTTTGGAAACGGATATGCTGTTATTGTTGTTGCAGGAATGGACTATGCAAGCTATGTAGAGGACATTCACCACTTAGATGTTTTGAAACCTGCTGAGGTCCTAGCGAAAACAAGAATAAACCAGATAGCAAAGAGTATTGTTAATACAATGAAAAAAGCGCAATGATAACAACATTTGAATTAAAATCAATTGCTTTTAACATTGTCAAAAACAGCACAATTAAAAGCATCATTAACGGAGAAGTATGTATTGACCAACGTCCATTTAATTCGACTAAAAATGATGTTGTTATAGGCTCTCTTTCGGTTGCAACTGATCCTCTTCATTCATCTGTTGTCTTAGTCAATATCTACGCTCAGGATATCCAGTCTGGAACAAGCTATTTCCCGAATCTCGCACTTCTTAACAATGCTACAAAGCTTTTGATGCCTCTTTTCGATGAGCTCTATCTGGAAGATAAAAAGACATATCTCGAGATCGAGTATCAACGAGATTATAAAGTAGACGGAAAAAATGAATGGGTATCCGTCATTCGATTACAAACCCGAACAATCAATTAAAATAAAATAAATGGCATTTACATTTGGTATAAAAAGACTTCTGTCCGGAAATAAAGCTGCGGACGGAGGTATGGGTACAGCCTTAACAGAGCATGATGAAACTCTTAAAGGGACCGCGGTACTTGAAACTACAGACGAGACGATCAACTGGATTGAAACCGAAGAAAAAGGTAAAAGAATTGCTATCGGACAAAACGACGCAGAAACAACTTTAACCTTTGAAATCGCTAATCCTTCGTTAGAAACACAAGCTTATTATGCGGGTGGTGAAGTTATTACTTCTGGAACCCCAGCTAAGAAAAGCTATTCTCCGCCAATGGTAAAAGAAGTGATTGAGAAATCATTTACTGTTGAAACAAAAGCCGGATATGATATTGATATCGTTAACGGAAAAGTTTTAGCAACTCCACTTGGAGGAACTATCGGGACTGAGAACGTACTAACGATGAAAGTTGTAGTAACTGTTCAGGCTGCAGAAAAAGCAGGCGTTGAAGCAATGACTTACAGAGAGAAATAAATCCTTTTCTAACATTCATATACTTTGGCCACCTGCAGTTGTGGGTGGCCTTTTCTAAAAATGGAAAGCACAGAAGATCTTTTTAACGAATTCGTTAACCAAAATATTTCCAAAGAAGAAGCTGAAAGAAATGAAGCAGAATTGCTAATTGAAAAAGGCTTTGTCTTCAATATTGGAAAAAGAAAATTTCAAATAAAACCTCTTGTTTTTGGGACAATTACTTATGCAAATAAACATGCTGTAGATCTCAAAATCAATCTTACATCAGAGGATAACGCTTCTGTTTTCAATGAAGTTGGAAAAAACGTAACACCATTAATGAAATTCATAGCGGTGTGTATCCTTCACAAACGATGGAAAATTCTACTATTCACTCATATTCTATCCTGGTATCTCAAATGGAAATTAAACCCGCAAAAAGCTCTTAAAATATCCATGGTCATACTTCAGATGTATGATATCAAAAATTTTATCACCTCTATCAGAATGATCGGACACCTGACGATAACAAGTCCAAAAAGTCCAACGGAGACGACTCTGGTAGATGGGAATCAACCGGTCTCCAATCCATCTACGGAACCTTAGCTTTCGCTATGAAAACCTTGAAAATTCCTTATAGAGAATTGATGTGGAGTATTCCATGGCCAATAGTGTTGAGAATGCTTTATGACCTACCTAATCAGAAATACATAGAAAAGGATGATGATAAAAATTCAGATGATGAAGTAAAAGAACTAACACCACAAACTTCCAACGATTTCAAAAAGTACCTCGATAAAATAAATCAGCAAAATAAAAAATGACACAAGGAGCTTTACACTTTGACGCATTACTTTCAGTAAACAATTTTGATCAAGGAATAGCCAGGATCAAAAATGGTATTCGTGAAGCATCCGGAGTAGCAGTCAAAGAGGTTCAAGTAATGGATTCTGCATTTAAGAATCTAAGTACGGCAATTGGAGGCTATTTTACCGCACAATCATTATTTTCATTTACAAAAGAGCTAATCAATGTAAGAGGAGAATTTCAGAAGACTGAGATTGCATTTTCGACAATGCTTGGTAGTGCATCACAGGCTAAAACATTAATGGCACAAATGGTGGACCTTGCCGCTAAAACTCCATTTAGCTTGCAAGATGTATCTGCCGGAGCTAAACAATTACTAGCATTCCAGGTTCCAGCAAATCAAGTAGTAGAAACACTTACAAGACTGGGAAATATTGCTGCTGGTCTTGGTGTACCACTTGAAAGAATTAACCTGATTTACGGGCAGGTTAAGGCTAAAAACAAGTTAATGGGTCAGGAACTATTACAGTTCACTGAAGCAGGTATTCCAATGATCGCTGAGCTTGCTAAAAAATTCGGGAAAACTGAATCCGAAATTACAGATATGGTTTCTGCTGGTAAAGTAGGCTTTAAAGACGTTCAAGAGGTCTTATTTAAGATGACTAATGAAGGCGGTATGTTCTTCGATTTAATGGAGAAACAATCAGCTTCACTGTCTGGTAAGGTCGCTAACCTTGGGGATGCGTGGGACCAGATGTTAAACAAGATTGGAGCAAGTAGTGAAGGAGTACTGTATCAAGGAATTGAAGGTTTAACTTATTTAGTTGATAATTATCAAGAAGTAGCACAAGTTCTACTTGAATTAATTGCTGCATATGGTATTTACAAAGCTGCGGTAATTGCTACAAGCGTAATTTCTGCCAGTTACAATAAAACAATAATGTCTGAGATTGCACTTCTCGGAATTTCAGAAAAGATGAAATTAGGTCGTGCAATGGTAACGCAGAGACAGGCAGAAGCGACTGCGAAAGATGCGGCAGCTGAATTAGCGAGTACAAGAGCTAAATATTCGGCATTACAGGTTGAGGTTTCTAGCTTAGCTGTTAAGAAGCAATCTGCGATACAGTCTGGAATAAATGCTTCTGCTAAAGCGCAAGAAGCAAGAGTACAATTACAACTTGCTAGAATGGAATTAACAGCTATTCAAGCAACAGGAAGTGCAAGACAGATTGAACTTGCTCAGAAAAGAGTTGAGGTCGCTCAAAATAATGTTATTGCAACACAGGAAACAGCAATTGCCCGTAAAAGAGCATTGGCAACGGCTACTGAATTTAATACTGCAAAACAACAATTAGAAAATACAGCACAAGCAGTAGGAATAGCAGAGAAAACAGCTGCTACAGCAGCAGAAACTGCACAAGTAGCTGCAAAAAATGCTAATTCAATTGCAACAACCAGATTAACCTTCCTTCAAAATTTACAAACATTAGCTACACAGGCAGGTGCGAAAGCTCAAGCATTTTTAAACGCGACAATTCTTGCGAATCCATATGCTACTGCAGCGGTATTGTTAGCAGCATTAACCTATGCAATATATAAACAAGCTAATGCTTTGACTGCTCTTCAGGAAATTCAAAAGAAATTTAAGGAAGAGCTATCACAAACTAATACCGGTGTTAATGAGCAGGTTACTAAAATAAACGCTCTTATTTCAACAATAAAACAACAATCCACGTCTTATGAACAGGCTAAAAAATTGTTGGAGCAAATTAATAAATTAACTAATAATAGAATAGAGGGACTTACAGTTGAGGCTATTCGAACAGGTCAAGCTGACGCGGCAATTAAAAAATATACTGAAACTCTTTATAAGCAAGCTGAAGCAATGTTAAAGGTGCAAGAAATTGCAAAGTTAGAAGAAGAATTAAAGAAACTAAATGAAGATCTTTCTACAGTTACTTTCGGTGAAAAGTTCAATGCTACCTTTAATATTTTTGATGATAACTATTACAGAAAGGGATGGCAGGGTGCAAAAGAAGAAAGAAAAAAAGCTATTGAAAAAACTATTGGAGATTACAAAAAAGATGTTGAAAAAGCAATTAAAGATGGTCTTGATTTATCAGGTACAACTGTTGAAGCAGAGACTCCTAAAGTAAAATTAGGAATTATTGAGGGTTTAAATGAAGAACTAAAGGCTGCTAATGAAAGAATAGAAAAAGCTACATCGGATGGGGAAATTAAAAAATGGATTTCAATCAGAGATAAGATTCAAGCTAAAATAGATTCTTATGGTATCAAAAAAAAGAAACCTAAAGAAGAAAGACAGTTAGCAGAAATATTTCCATTCGGAACCCCAAAACAAATCCAGCAACAAATCCAGCTTCTTGATGATGCCATGACTTTAGTGGAAAAAGGAATGGTGAAAATCAGAAAATTAGATAAGTATGGTAGTGATAAGGATAAAAAAGGAAATCCATATCTGACAGGAGAAATTATCAGTTTAGAAGAAGCCGGTAGAAGGAGAGATCAGTTGGAAGAAAAATACAATTCTCTTGCCTATAAAAATTTTCAGGAAAGAACAAATGAGGCAGAAAGACAGTGGAATAACTATTACCAAATGGTAGAGTTTTATGGAAAGAAATCTGCAGATTCTCAATATAAAAACTTATTTGGTGGTGTACAGTCGTACATGGAATTTCTTGGGAAACAGCTTGTAGAATTAGAATCAAAAAGAGATAAAGGAATTCTTACAGATCAAGAAAAAAAGGACATCATTTTTATTCAAGAAAAAATGAGAGATCTTTCTGGAGAAGAAACGCCTCTAGAAAATTTTAAAAGATCGATTCAAGATTCTTTAAAAGAAATGCCTTCACTTGTAGATCAGATTGATTACATCAACACTGTAATTGAAAAAAACAGAATGACTTCCCAAAGTAATTCTCCTGATTTTTTTGCTAAAAATAGATTTTTAGAGGAACAAAAAAGAAATGTTCTTCAACAGCAGAAAGAGACCTATTATACTTTTTTACAAGAACAGAAAAAGTTCGAAGAGAAAAAATTAACTATTCAACAGAAGTATGAAGATTTCCGAAAGAGAATAGGCGAAGATCAAACATTTACTGATAAAGATAGGTTAACTCTTTTAGATAAAACTTATAAGGATGAATCAAAGGAAATAGCTAGCGCATCTTTGGAAAACCTCCAAAAAAATGAATTGTGGATAAAGGCATTTGAAGACCTTGGTAAAGTAGGCCCTAAAACATTACAGCGATTAAAAAAATCTCTTCAAGATATCATTAATACAAACAAAAATTTAAGTGCCACTGATCTTAAAATTATTCAGGATCAAATTATTAAAATTGATGATGTTATCACTTCAAGAAATCCATTTGCTTCAATTACTATCGCTATTCAGAAGTATAGAGAAGAAAAAAAGAAACTTGCTGATGCTGAAAAAAAATATGGTAAAAACAGTTCTGAATATAATTTTCAATTAGATTCTACAAAAAAAGCTTTAGCGGATATTTTTACAACTGGTCAGAATGCGGCCAATGGTGTAATTAATTTTACCTCAGAATTAGCTGGAGCACTAGGGCTTTTGTCACAAGAATCACAAGAGGCTTTAAAAAATGCTCAACAATTATTTGATGGTGTAATAAATGCAGTTACTGGCTACTTATCTGGTGATTACGCGAAAATGGCTGGAGGAATTGTCCAGATGATTACTTCTTTATCAAAAGCTATGAACGGTGATGTTGATAGAGCAAGGACTATAAAACAATGGGGAATCGAAATTGATAAGCTTAAATCACTTTACGAGCAGTTAAATAAAGTTATTGAAAAAACAGCAGGTGAAGCTCAGCTGAAAATGCAACGTGATCTTATTTCTAATCTTAAACAGCAACAAGAGTTACTAGTTAAGATGAGGAGAATGGAAAATGAAAAGAAAAGTTCTGATACTGATAAAATTGCTTCTTATGATCAGCAGATAGAAGATATAAATAATAAAATATCTGATATAGTTGACAATTTTAAAAACAAAATAACTACCATAGAATTTAATGATTTAGCTCAAAAAATGGCAGATGCGATTACATCTGCTTTTTCTCAAGGAGAAGATTCAGCGAAGTCATTTGAAAAAGTTGTAGATGATGTAATGCGATCTGCGGTACAAAATGCTTTAAAAATGAAATTTTTAGATGGAGCCGCACAAAATATGGTTGATCAGATTTACAAATCTATGGGTTTTGGAAAGGGTGATACTTTAACTTTAGAAGCCGATCTTAAAAATGCAGAGAATAGGATGAAGTATCTTAATGATATAATCCAAAATTCTAATGCTACTAATTTAGAAGCAATCCAGGCAAGGTTTGAAAAGGAAAAACTTGAAAAACTAATAAGTTCATTAAGACAACAGATTTCGGAATCAAATATTAACGGAAGCTTCGATGGACTTACTAAGGAGGAAAGAGATAATATCAAATCCATGGGTGAGTCTGCAATGAAGCAATACTTGGAGGCTCTTAAACAATATCAAGACTTGTTTGGTTCAGCTGCAGAGAATGCTCAAGGCATGAAAGGTGATATCAAAGGAGTTACTGAGAAAACTGCCGGTGCTCTAGAAGCTCAATTTAATGCTGTGAGAATAATGATGGCTCAGATTTTAAAAATCCACCAGACAAATCAAGAATTATTTAAGAGTCAGCTTAATGTGTTAAGCCAGATCGAAGCTAACACAAGACACTTAATTCAAATGAGAAAAGACCTAGCAGAGCTAAACTCTAAAACTAGAAATCAATTAGCTGGAATTTAATTATGAAACTTAACGAAGTATTTAAAAAAGCTGTTAGAAATAATCTTTGTCAGGAATGGCAAGGGAAGATGAAAGCTGATTTATCCTTAGAAAATCTTTGCAGAATGTATTTCGACGGTGATGATTGGTCAATGGCCAATGATTTTCCGGATATAGAAATTCTGAGAGCATTCAAAGGAAAATCTGAAAAATACGGTCTTTGCACTGATTTTTCCGGTAAAAATATAAATAATCAGAATTGTGCCTATTTCGGAATATCAAAGGTCCTTTTAGGTTACAATATGTTTTCAGTAGGAAAAGTGATTTTACGGCATGAAACAAAGGCAAAAATAGTAGCTAAAGATCACGCTGTAGTAATTGTAAATCTTTTGGATAATGCAGAAGTAGAAATAGAGTGTTTAGATAAAGCTTCTGTTTTTGTTTTCTGCTATGACAATCACAATGTTAAAAGTGTTGGAAATGTAAATGTACAAACATCAACATTTAAGAAATGAATGAAGTAAAATATGTTTTGAACGGATTTTTATTCAAGGACTTTAATGTTTTTGTTTCTGATTCTCCAGGTATTACAGACGGCTTGGAAAGAAAATCAGTACAAACTTATGATTGGGCTGAATATAATGGCATTAGTCCGGATCTCAGAAATCCTAAGTATAAAGAACGAAAGTTTACATTGAAATGTTTTATTGATGCTGAGAACTGGGAAAGCTTATTTCATGTATTTAAAGATTTTATTAGAGAGCAGTTTTCTAAACCAGGAACTCAAAGGCTACATATAACACCATTTGACTCGGAAACACTGCCTTACGAAGTTTATCTTCAAGATGAAGTAAAATTAGAGAAGAAATTTAGACAGGGCCGAATGGTTGGTACTTTTGATTTGATCCTTATCGAACCTAACCCTATTAAGCGAGTTCTTAAAACAACTCTCGACACTTTCAAGCTAGCGTATGATATCGACTCAGAAACAGAAATTTTCTTCGGTGACGGGACTAAGCAAACAGGAAGAGGAAATGTAAGTCTTACTAAGGACTATTCATCTCCTTCTTATGAAAATTCGGGTGTTTCTCTGGTAACGATAAGCGGTGTAAATTCTCAGTTTTATGAGGTGTATTCGGTACCGTCGAAAGATACTTCCTTTCAATTCTCTGTTGAGATCTCTCTTAAAACTCCAAAGAATGTAATTTTTTACGTAATAGGCCGAAAGAAAGATAATACTTATGAAGCAGTAGCAATAAGCAGTATTAACAATGGTGTAACCGGAAAAAATACAATCTCCACTGTAGAATCACTTAACATGAATGACTACGGGAAATTTATTTATAAAGTGCTTGATACAAACGGGTTTGAAATAGCAGGTATCACTTTTAGTAATCCACGAATTGAAACAGCTGAGGTTAATGGAGAGTGGCAAGATATGAGAGGAAAAGAAAAAATAATAATAATTGCCGGTAATATTGAAGATCTGCAAAACCTTCAGACACCGGCCGAAATAATTTGGAATAAAATTTAAAAAATGGCAGTAAATAATATTAATGCACAACAGGTAACTATTAACGTTTCGGATGCGATTTTACCGGAAAATAATGCTACAATTGATAA